GATGTTTTTGTTGGGCCCAAACATGCCACCTTGCTGCCTGATAAGCCCCATCCTGACAAGCTCCAGTTTTGCTTCATTGCACCGTTTGACAGGAAGTTTTGCTATCTCCGACAGTTGGGAGTCGCTTATCCTGTCCATTGGCTTATTCCATCCATAGGTCTTTCTCAGGATAGCCAGGAGGACTTTGTATTGACGCTTGGTCAAGTCTGCTCCGGCGTATGCTTCAAGCAGTGTGTTGGATAGTCTGGCATACCCATCATCGAGTTCAGCCACTTTATGCTCCACCGCCGCAATCTGCGGCCTTAGTTGCACTACTTTCGCCAGATTACCCACGGTCTGCCTCCTTGCGTTTAATCTCTTCCAGGATAGCGCGGAGTTTTTCTCCTATCTTCGGATTGATAGATTTGATGAACCGAGACCGGATAATGGCTTTGTGTTCCTTTTGAGTATTCATGATCCACTCTCCCACCCCACTGATTTCATGAATTCGCGATATTCAGTAAGGATTTTTTCCGCGTTATCAGGGATTGTGATATCCCATTCGATGTCTGCGATAATCTGGATAAACTCACGAGCTTTTCCCGCGTTAAACTGCGGTATCGCCACGCTATGGGTTAGCTTCTTCTTGCCAGCTGCCTTTGCTTTGCGCATCTGCTCGATTGCAACTGAGGACGCCTGAGGGCCATGCTCTCTCGATAACGCTACTGCGGTTGTTGCTGCTACCTCACCAGTACGCACCATGCCAATCAACTCATCACCGCAGGTTAGCAACTGGAGGTGATGATCAACATCAGCCACTGAACGCTTAACCTTCTTCGCTATTTCCCCCGGCTCCCAACCCTGATTAATCAGGCGCTGGTATGCAGCGGCTCGCTCAAGTGGAGTAAGTGGCTTCCCCTGAGAGCTGGTGACCATGAAGGCGATACGATCAGCATCAGAACCCACAAAGTCTTTGCATTCCAGGCGCGGTATTTCCGTACCGTATTCCTGCGCCGCCAGCGCACCGTAATATCGGTGGTGGCCATCAATGATTTTCACGCCATGCTCTGTCACCTGTACCGCCAATGGAGGAACATACTCACCGGCAATAAACGCGTCGCGGAATTCTTCTACGTGTGCCTGGTCAATTTCACGGACATTGAAACCGGGTTCGACATAGATTTCAGCTAGCAGCACCAGGAAGGTTTTCTTCACTGTTGTATCAGTGCCGTTTTTATCTTTGGACTTGTAAAGCTGGGATAGAGAACTCATAATTACTCCTGTTGTTATTGACGTAACACAGCGTGATCAGGCCTCTAAGAATTCACAGTTCTTAGAGGTTTTTTCTTTTGTGAGATAGCTAGCCAACCGCTTAGTCAGTTCTGCCATTTCCTCGTCTTCGATTCCGTATTCCAGAACAGCAAGAATCATGCTCATACGTGGTATGAGTGACTCCTTCCAACGAGTGATTTGTGATGCGTTGACGCCGATAGCGTTAGCGATAGTGCTCACACCTTTTGCGGCAATCTTGTTGAGTAATGCACTCTCAATACGGAGAGCGTCTTTGCGTGTCTTTGCATTTTCCATAGTGCAATATATTCCTTAGTTAATAAGTAAATACGCATCGGTTGATGCGCTTTGAATTAGTTACCGCGTTGTCGGCGGAGCAGATTGGTAAAGAGCGGTGTTACTTATGCGGCCTTTTGGCCTGTTCCGTACAGCAACCAGAGCGGGTCACACTTCAGGGCTTGAGCCAGTTCAACAATGTATCGAGGTCGTTTGGTTTTACCTGATTCAACCTGTTGAATTGTTTGCTGGTTAGTCCCTGATAACTCAGCCAGTTGCGTCTGGGTGAGATTCAGTTCAATTCGCTTCTGTTTGAGTCGGTCAGATAGTGCTTCCATACAACCTCCTTACAAACTAATTTGTATTTTATTGTCAAACTACCTTGTTTGTCAAATACCGTGTTTCTTGTAAATATGGAGGGATAAATTAAGAGGTTTTTATGAGCATTTCAGAAAGGGTCAAACTCAGAAGGGCCGAGCTTGGCTTAACTCAGGCAGAGCTAGCTGTGAGAGCGAATACTTCACAGCAGGCAATTCAGCAGCTTGAGGATGGTAAAACGCAACGCCCACGATATCTTCCAGAGCTTGCTGCTGCTCTTGGTTGTGATGTTGCCTATCTTCTCGGTCGATCAGATGCCATTAGGCAGGATGGTATTCCGCCTGAAAAAGAATGGGGTTCGATAGAGGTTTGGGATAGCAAAACACCAATAAGGGATGATGAAGTGGAAGTGCCATTTCTGAGGGATATTGAGTTCGCATGTGGTGATGGTAGCTACAACGAGGAGGACTACAACGGATTTAAACTGCGGTTCTCTAAGTCAACCTTGCGCCGTATTGGTGCCAGCACGGACGGACACGGAATTATCTGCTTCCCTGCCCGCGGTAATAGCATGGAACCAAATATACCTGATGGAACTACTGTAGCGATAAACACCGAAGACAAGAAAATCGTTGATGGAAAGATATACGCGATTAGTGAAGACGGTTGGAAACGAGTAAAAATGCTTCATCGCACGGGCCCTGATACCGTCAGCATACGCAGCTATAACTCTGATGAGTATCCACCAGAAGATAAGCCTATAGGCGACATAGAAATCATTGGTCGCGTGTTCTGGTACTCAGTTCTTCTATAGCTTCAATTGAGTGACATCAGTCTAACTTACAGTCAATGGTGACGATATGAAAAAGATAATGGCTAGCATTATTATCATGATGGCAGCAGCTATCTCTGGATGCGCTACAGAGATGTCGCAGCGAGCATCTAAGGTTCAGATCATCAGTCAGGAGCAGGCTAAGCAATATCAATTTGTAGCTAACCTAACTGGATCATCATCACTGACTGGCGTAGCGCGGCATACCGGCTATCAAAACGCGTTGAATGAAGTGCTAGATAAAGCTGCAGAATCTGGAGCACAATATGTTGTGCTAGACCAAGGAAGCTCAGCATCTTACTGGACGACAAGCGAAGTCATCAGGGCTACTGCATATAAAAACAAATAACTCCCCACTAACCCGGCTAATAATCCGGGTTTTCTTTGCCCTACTCTTTTGGCAAAGACAGCACATCGATAGCCAGCTCTACGGCTAAATCTACATCCTCCTCCTGCCACAGCACTTGGATCATCTCTATCAGGGCCTCTCTTGATGGTTCCCTATTTTCAGTCAGCACCTGCATGACTGCAATCCCAAGAACCTCCACCACCTGCGGATGAAGCTCCGCAAAGAACTCATCTTCGCTTTTCATACTATTACCTCGCTCACTTTTCGCTCATAGCAGTATCCCATGCATAAGCTTAAAAAATAAATTCATTTAAAAAACAATCACAAACAAGATTAATACAATAAAATACAAATTTATGTGTTTACAAGAAAGTTTGTTATCTTGTATATTCATCCCATCAGCAGGAAGCACTACTCACCAGGATGGTGAATGCTCTTTAACTTCGATGATGCGCTGACAAAGCGCGACAAGATACCAAACGAGATGGGTTTGGGATTGGATGAATGCAAAGGCTGATTTGCAGCGAAGCGGAAGTAGCGTGGGAAGTGTCGGCAGAACCGAATCCACATGCCGGAGTTCAGCGCCGGCCATCCAATCACCAAAGCCATTTCACGAGAGGAATACATCATGACGGTCATCACTTACGGTTCATCAGTGTCAGCTGGTAATGCTAAAACTCGCCGTCATGAGCGGCGTAGAAAGCTCGCAATTGAACGCGACGCCATTAGTAACATCATCGATTCAGTTTTTGGTTGCGATGCTCCTGACGCTTCTCAGGAGGAAATTCGCAAGCATGCATGTCGTGTTGATAGAGCCACTTCGCTCGGAAGTCTGCGCGATAAAAAAGAGCAGGAAGCACCGCAGAAGACTAATCATCTGTACTACAGCAAGCCAACCCGCGAAATGGGAGTTACTTGTGTAGGGCGGCAGAAAATGAAATTAGGCAGTAAGCCACTTATTTGAGGTCAATTACGATGGTTACTACGAGATTTGAAGAGATTTTTGTGGTCGCTGAAAAGGCAGGAAAATGTGAGGTGTGCGGGAAGCAGTGCAAGCGACGCGAAAAGTTCTCTCAGACGCTTAATCCATTTAACAAAAACAAGGATGGCTCGGTAAAAACATATCAAGAAATTAAGAAAGAGGTTCAGCAGAGGGCCATAGATTGGCGATTGGGTTCGCTAAAGCACGTTAAATGTGAAAAGGCCGCATAGTCGGCCTTCTTTTGGCAGCAAGCCACAGAGGTGAATATGGAATTCAAAGGCACAAAAGGTGAGTGGGAAATAATGATGGACGACGATGAAATTAAAGTCATCCAGTCTAGCTCACTAGAAAACGGTTCTGGATGGCGCTCGTATGTAGCTATATGCGAAGAAGTTCAATGCATTGAAGACGCCAATCTGATAGCAGCAGCTCCTGATTTGCTCGAAGCTCTGCAAGCATTATTTGAAGCATGGAGTAAGGGTGGCGCTAAAGACATATCTAACGCTGAAAAAATGGCAACAGCAGCCATCAGCAAGGCTCTGGGGGAGGAGTGATGGAGTGGATTAAATGTAGTGACAGATTACCAGAATCCCGTGACGCATCCGTTCTGGTGTGCTCAATTACTGATTCTGAATGGCGCAACTACGGCTTCCCAAAAGGCGGTTATGACATGGTTCATATTCAAGACTATTTCGATGATGTAACCGATGGACTTGATGAAAATGGAAACCAGAAGTACACAAAAATGTACTTATCCGCAGGGATTACCCACTGGATGGACTACCCAGAATTACCAAGCGAATAAGCACCTATAGCTGATTAACGAGTCAGCTATGCGAGCCAATCCGCGCTCATAACCAGAAAAGGAGCGAAGACCTGCTCTGGTTAGATATGGAGAATCATCCCTTGTTGTCTGATTTGCCGCCAGTAGTCAGGGCGGCATTCTTTTTACCTGGAGGAATGTATGGAAATTGATATTCGCAAAGTTGCAATTTATTCACGAAATGGTGGATGGAGAGAGGTAACTGTCAAGGAAGATAATACGACAATTAAATTTGACTTGAATAGCAATAATGAGGTTAAGGCATTTTGCCATCACCTTTTAGATACCGCTTTTGCTGAAATGGAGATGGATGAAATCATCGCCTATCTAAAAGAAAACAGATATAGCGACGAGATTATCGAGCGTTACGAAGAAGAGAAATCAGAAGCCGCCTGAGTGCGGCTTTTTCATTCCCGCATCTGAGTGAGTATTTATTCAAGTGCTCAGCCTCATGCAATCAAATCTAAGGAGCATTCCCATGCAAGCACTAGCTATTGCAGGGGCGGCATCGGTTCGCCCTTTCGACCCAATTTTATCTATCCAGCATTCACGTAAAAACATTTTGACCGGTGTCGACTTCAAGCAGCATCGCATTAAAAGCCTTCTCGACAAACTTGTTGAGTTTCTGAATCAAAAGGTGCAGCCATGAGCAAACCAACCTACGAAGAACTTGAATCTCGATGTGAATCTTTAGCATCAGATAAAGAAACGCTGATTAATCGCATTCACGAAATTATCGGCATTATTTCGAATGCAGATAACGATTACTGCATGTGCGGAGACCTAATTGAGAGTCACACCATTGGCGGCTGCGGACATCCCACAGCTTCATTTGATTATCACTTTGATAAGTGGCTTGAGTCAGTGAAATCAATCATTGAATCACCTTCAGAAAATGATTCTGACGAGCGTGATTTATTTGAGAAATCAGTAATGAGTGAAATCTTAATTTCAAAACAAACATTAGTGGGTATGCGTACTTCAAATGGTTACCGAAACTCAACGCTATCAGGGCGAGATTACAACCATATGTGGCTTGAGTGGAAAATAAATCATGACAAAAACGCCGATGTGAGCGAGTCGAAATGAGCATTGCAGACACCTGGTCAGAAGATGCCTTTGTACGACCCATGCAGGACATGCTCAATCAGCAGAAAGAACCGGAGAGCGATGATGATTCTGACTGTGAATGATAAACGAGAAATATCGCAAATCATCGAAAGACTTAACGACGATGACCGCGCAGCAATTGATAAGCAGGTTGAGTTGCTGTGTAACAACATGCAGCCGGTGCTCAACATGCTGGAATCACATAAGCCTGATGACCATACAAAGCAAGCCGTAGAGTGGTTAGGTGAGGATGACTGCAGTTATCAGGAGTTCGCTGTAGAGGTTATGTGGGACATATTCAGGCCGCGCGTAGAGTTTGAGTATGCATTTTCTATCTTCCTGCGCAAGCATATGTACGAGGATGCAGCATGACTGGAATAGTTGAGTTTGTTAAGCAGCAGGAGCAGTTATTCTGCGGAGCGTTAACTGAACAGACGGTTAATTGGGCAAAGGAAAGCCAATTCGCAATTCAGTATTTCCAGAAGAATGACTTCCTGGCTAAAACCGCCCTATCCAATCCTACCAGCGCACAGAACGCGATAATCAACGTAGCAGCTATCGGAATCACGCTGAACCCAGCGAGTAAGTTGGCTTATCTGGTTCCTCGTGACGGCATGGTATGCCTCGATATCAGCTACATGGGGCTTCTGCACCTGGCACAGTCTACGGGCTCCATTAAGTGGGGTCAGTGCAAACTGGTGTACTCAGCAGACACCTATGAATCAAATGGGCTTGATAGCGCTCCTACGCACAAATACAACGCCTTTGGTGAGCGTGGCGAAGTCGTTGGTGGTTACTGCACGGTTAAGACTGCTGATGGCGACTATCTAACGGAAGAAATGAGCCTGGCAGAAATTAAAGCGGTCGAGGCTACCAGCAAGGCAAAGAACGGTCCATGGAAGACGTTCTGGGAAGAAATGGCGCGTAAGACCATCGTCAAGCGAGCCAGCAAATACTGGCCTAAAGCACAGCGACTCGATAACGCCATCCACCTTCTCAATGAAGATGAAGGAATGCATCAGGAACCGGTGATGCCGCATAAGTCAGAGGAAGACATTCGCGAGGATGAGCGCAAACGACAGCAGGAAGTCATCGAACGTGTTCAGGTGCTTTGCGATGAGATGTCGCAGGCAGAAACGTTATTTGACCTGAAAATTAAGTTCCAGGAAGCATTCAAGCTGACCATGGGGATGAAATTACAGCAGAACGTTCAGGCCATCTATCACGAATGTAAACCAAAATTCCCGGAGGCAGCATAATGACCGCCCTGTATCAGATCGCCAATGATTTCGCCAAGCTCTCTGATTCAGGCATGGAGCCTGAGATGATTGCTGACACGCTTGATGGAATTGCGTGGGAACTTGAAGCAAAGGTAGAGCAAATTCTTGCCGTCTGCAAAAACGAATCGTCCTATGCAGAGGCGCTAAAGGAAGAAAGTAAGCGCCTTGCAGAGCGAGCAAAGGCAGCAGAAAACAGAGTATCCAGCATGAAAGACTACATTACCGCATCCCTCGAGACGGCTGGTAAAAAGTCACTCAAAGCTGGCATCCATCAGGTAACTGTTCGTGCCCCTGTCGAGTCGGTAGAAATCACAGATGAAGGCTCCCTGCCACCTGAGTACGTCGAATACGTAACCACAGTTAAGGCCGACAAGCTAGCCATCAAGCATCAACTCAAGGCCGGTAACGCCATTCCTGGCGCATCACTCAAGCTCGGTAAGCCAACTCTTCTCATCAAATAACCAATGCGAAAACTAAACGTCACTCCTGAAGAAATGAAGGCGGTTTGCGGCCGTATGGTCGCTTGTCGAGCCGCGGACCATTTAGGAATAACACTCAATCGGTTTTATTACCTGGCCCAACGCTACTCACTGAAAACAGCATTTGTTTATAAGAAATGGAATCAGGACGACGACCATAACCTTATGCAAATGGCTAGCAACGGAATCCCCATCAAGCAAATATCAGAAATGATGGGTAGAGGAAACGAGTCGGTAAAAAGTCGGTTACGTACACTCCGTAAAGAATCAAGGAATTAACCATGATTAACAACGCATATAACGCCGATATTACCCCGGGAGATATAACCGTACGCTCAAGATACAAAGAATATCCAATGCCATCTAAGCAGGAGTTGCTGGCGAGAAATTCATTCCCGAGCGTGAATGAAAATAAATTCCTGACAGCGTGGCTTAAACAAACGCATAGGAGATAGTCATGGAAATTCCACAGGTAGTTAGTTTCTCTGGCGGCAGAACGTCGGCATATCTCGTTTACCTGATGGAGCAGAGAAGAAAGGCTGGAGAGGATATTCACTACGTATATATGGATACTGGAGCAGAACATCCAAAGACATATGAGTTTATTCGCAATATTGTGAAACACTGGAATATAGACCTGCACTGCCTACGTGTAATTCCTGCTCCAGAGATGGGGAAAGCAAGTAGTTACGAAGAGTTAAGTGTTAATGAGATTGGTCCTGACCTAATCCCATGGAAGCGGATGCTGAATAAATACGGACATCCCTATATTGGCGGAGCATTCTGTACTGACAGGATGAAGTCGGTTCCTTTCACTAAATACTGTCAGGAGCGATTCGGAAAAGGCAGTTACCACACATGGCTTGGAATCAGGGCGGACGAACCTAATCGGCTTAGGGATGCGCCAGGGTTCAGCTATTTGGCAGATATCAGCGATTTCGAAAAGCAGGACGTGCTTGATTGGTGGGAAGAGCAGCCATTTGACCTTGCAATCCAGGAGCACCTGGGTAACTGCGTATTCTGCATCAAGAAGAGTATGCAGAAGGTCGCACTGGCAACGATGGATGAGCCTGAATTGGCTGCGAAATTCGTCGACGTTCTGGAAAAGGAAATCCACACAGGCAGGGAGCCCGTAATGTACCGCGGAAATAACACACTCAAATCTCTTGTAGCGCTATTCAGTGACGTATCTCGAGATGAACTCGCTTCACGAATGACCTCCATGCGGCAATACGATACAGGCTCATGCTCTGAGTCGTGCGAGGCATTCTCCTGCCAGCTTGGATTTAACTTTGAGGAGGCAGCATGACCCGCATCCCTAACTTTGGCTGGAATCGCCTAAAGCTGGCAAATCTAAGTTATGAGGACCTTAGCGCACTGGAAGAAAAGGTGAAGCTTGAACATTCATGCAAGGACGGCATTCACATGTACGACAAGGCTGGTCGTGACAAGCTCGATGCGCTGACCTGGGCTGTGTACACCAAGCAGAAGAGGGAGCGTGCAGCAGGAGCCAGATGACGCAGAAGAAATCGAGTGCTGGAATTGCGGCCTTCTAATTCCACGACGGGAAGTTAAAGAGTTTGATGGCTTTTGTCCTGACTGCATGGCGGAGCAATACTAATGGAATTCAACAGAGAAGAATTACAGCAAATCGCAGACACCGATCACGTGCAATGCGGTGATGCTGCAGCAATGGCTCGCATGTTGCTGGCTACCATGCAGCAGCAGCCGGTGCTTAGCGTCATTTTCAAAGATGGATGGCCAGAACCTGGTTCAACATGCCTCACCACTGCCACGCCAAAGCTCTCAGACGGAGTTCATGAGTTCTACGCCGCTCCGCCAGCGCCAGTAGTGCCTGATGAAATAACTTTTGAGAAAATCGCGGAAATTACAGCATCGCAGGGCTATGAATATTCGATAAACGAATGCATTTGTGCAGCCTCATGGTGGAACGCCTGCCGCTCGGCCATGCTTCAGGGTAAAACCGAACATGTAAGTAATCGTGATGAGTTGAACTCTCCGGTGATTCCGGATAGCTGGATAAGTTGTAGCGAACAGATAGCGAACAGATGCCGGGTAAGCTAATTCCGATCATGGTTATGTACGCAGACGGAGAGATGTGGTCTGCAATGTGGACGGGAACTGAATGGGATGATGGCACTGAATTCCCTTACCCGTACGCAGTCACGTACTGGCGAGAAATGCCAGCAGCACCGCAGTAATAACAGACCTCGCATCGCGGGGTCTTCTTTTATCCGGAGTCCACATGCAAATGAATCCTGTAATAGCGGCAATAGTCGCTATGTACTTGCTCGTGGCTATCGTTCAGCAAATCAATGAACAGGCAGGTGCATCATGGCTAAGTTCGATATTGGCGCAATTGTGAAGCACAAATCAGGTGACATCAAAGGAGTGATTGATGGTGTTACGGAGCAGGAAAACAGGCCGACATGGTATCGCTGCCTATGGGACTCCGGTGATTACAGTTCTCACGCAGAACACGAACTTCGCGCGGCTACTGTTGATGAGCCTCGCGTGTATAAGAAATTAGCGTAAGGAGATGAATATGGCAGGCATGACTTTTATGACTGGAAGCATTGGATTTCAGGAATACCAGCCAGACCCAGAAGACCTGTGCTCGTTATGCGGAGGTAACTTTGGCAAGGAATCCATGATTGAAGGGAAAGATAAGATTCACATCTGCATGGAGTGTGTTGAACTTCTTGGTGAAATAAAGAAAGAGCGAGTGGATAAGAAGTTAGATTCTATAAAAAGGGAATTGGCAACTGTTCTATTCAATGATGCAAATTGTAGCACCGCTGAAGCACTTAGAATCGCTGGATTTGTTATTGCTTCTATTGCGGCGGATAAAATAAAAGGCATTGCACTGGAGTAACCATGGAATCACACAGCCTCACACTCGATGAGGCCTGTGCATTTCTCAAAATATCCAGACCTACCGCTACCAACTGGATCCGCACAGGCCGACTTCAGGCAACACGCAAAGACCCTACCAAACCAAAGTCACCATACCTCACTACTCGGCAAGCCTGCATTGCGGCGCTTCAGTCTCCGCTACATACTGTCGGCGTGAGCGCGGGTGATGGCATTAAAGAGGAAACACAATGTCACTCTTCCGCAGAGGTGAAATATGGTACGCATCGTACTCGCTCCCGGGCGGGAAGCGAATTAAGGAAAGCCTTGGGACTTCCGACAAGCGGCTCGCTACTGAACTACATGACAAGCGCAAAGCTGAATTGTGGAGAGTAGACCGGCTTGGTGATTTCCCTGATGTAACGTTTGATGATGCATGCATGCGGTGGCTTGAGGAAAAGGCTGAGAAAAAGTCACTGAAAGACGACCGCAGCCGCATGGCATTCTGGCTGGCACACTTCGAAGGGATTCGATTAAAGGATGTAACTGAACAAAGGATTTATTCTGCAGTAAATAAGATGAGCAACCGCAAGCTGCTTGAAATATGGAAAATACAGGCAGCCGCGGCGCAAAAGAATGGGCAGCCGGCACCAGTTTATTCCGCATCACCAGTCACAACCTCCACTAAGGCCAAACATCTGGCATTAATGAAGGCAATTCTGCGGGCGGCAGAACGCGACTGGAAATGGCTTGAGAAGGCACCTGTAATTAAGGTGCCAGCCGTCAGGAATAAACGAGTTCGCTGGCTGGAGCATGAAGAGGCAAAGAGGCTTATTGATGAGTGTCCTGAGCCGCTGAAATCGGTTGTTAAGTTTGCGCTGGCAACCGGCCTTCGTCGTTCGAACATCATCAATATGGAGTGGCAACAAATAGACATGCAGCGCCGGGTAGCATGGGTTAACCCGGAAGACAGTAAATCAAACCGCGCTATTGGCGTAGCGTTGAATGATACCGCATGTAAGGTACTTCGCGATCAAATTGGCAACCATCATAAGTGGGTATTTGTCCACACGAAAGCATGGCATCGCCCAGATGGTTCATTAACTCCGGCAGTGAGGAAGATGCGAGTTGATGACGGACGTGCATGGAACTCAGCCTGTCGTCGGGCAGGGATTGAAGATTTCCGATTTCACGACCTGAGACACACCTGGGCAAGTTGGTTAATTCAGTCAGGAGTGCCGTTATCTGTTCTGCAGGAAATGGGTGGATGGGAATCAATAGAAATGGTGCGGAGATATGCCCATCTTGCGCCAAATCATTTAACTGAACATGCACGCCAAATTGACTCTATTTTTAATGAAGATGTCCCAAATATGTCCCGCATTGAAAATACGGAGGAAATTAAAGAGGCGTAA